CAAAACCTTTTAATTTTTTTATAAATCCTTTGCGACATACTGTTTCCATCGAATGACAGGCTTGTTCTTCAGCCCATTCTTCGAGTGTTTCTAAAACCGTATCAACCCAGTCTTCCATGTTGAGACCGCCTAATGTTACAATTCTGCAAACTCTTTTTTGTGGATAGTCTATAACTTGTGTTGTTAATACAGCTTCTATATCTTTATCATCATTAAAAACAATCCATAGTTGCATGTCTTTGTCTTTGCAGTTTTCATATATGTCTTGCACGGACATTTCTTCTTGGCTTTTGTTGTTGCCTAATTCTATGTATTTTTCACAGTCTGACCAAACATCATCTATTTGTTCTGACATAATGCCTGATATAAAAATCATAATTTAGTGTAGTTACCTGCTGCGTTTACAAAGTATATGCCCTCACCTGCGCTACCAGGATTAAAGTCAGAGCCATCAGCGTAGACAATATCTCCTTGTTTCTTTCTTATAGGTTCTACATGTTTTACTTCTACAAAGGTTGTTGCGTTTTCTTCTAACGCACCTTGCAGTTTAGTTAGCTCCTCAAAGATATATCTTGGTAAATCTTCAGGGTTACTTGGTACTGGATTAGGGGTATATTTAGGGGCTTGTGCCATTATAACAATCCTCTATTTTGTCTGTTTGCCATTCTTCTTTTTTCTCCAATCTTGTTAGACAAGCTTTTAGAGAATTCTTCTGCTTCTTCTAAATCATCGAATGTAATAAAATCACCTAATTCTTCTGCTCTTCTTTTTGCTAATCCTTTATCTAATTTTACCAGTTTACCGTCAACAGACCTAATCGTAGGATATACAATCCAATCACCAGTCTTGCTGTGTTGTGATGTTGCAGACCTAACTGTTTCATTATCTTGTGTTGTAATTGTTGTTGGATCTAATGCTCTAGCAACCCAACCAAAATTTCTTTCTGCAACTTCTATACTGTCATCTTGCAATAAAGCATTAGCTATTAATCCACCTGTAGCTAAAACTCCTAAACCAGGAACTAGCCCTGCTGTCCTTAATGCTGCTGGTATTCTTATGTTAGCTAGTGTGTTTCTTATACCTGTCATTCTGTCATAAGGCACTAACTGATTTGTAGTATTCGGTGGCCCTACTTGCCCTGGTCCTAAACCTGTTAGACTGGCTGCTGTTCTACCAACTCCAGATGTTGGTGTGCCGCCCAAGAAACCTTCTTTGATGGGAATCACCTGTCCGTCAGCGTTGGTTACAAACTTTAATCTATCTCCTATTGCCACTATCTTTCTCCTATTACTTCGTACTCGAGGTCATAACCATTGAGCTCAAAAGTGCTATCTTCTGTGTGTTGAAATCTTACTGCTATAAATTTACCTGTCGATCTACAATCTACTTTGTTTTGCGTATTAGGTGTAAATTCTTGACTAGGTGTAAATGTATATGTGCCGTTAGGACTCATAGAACTTCCTACCGATATAGTACATTTGCCAGTTCCTGCTATCTTAGGTGTAAGCTTTCTTACTTGTTTTACTGTGTTTGTGTTGCCATCTAAGGTTAATCCTTTTCTTTCTATAGTTGTTATGTAGTTTTCACCTGCAAACTGTTGCCCAAAATCTCCACGATAAAGCTTAGTATCTGCTACACCTGCCATAAGGATAGACCTTTCCGTTGGGTTATATTGCCTATCTCCCCATGTACCAATATAAGATGTCCATGTAGCTGATTGTCCTGACCATACAACAGATGTTGAACCAGGATCTACAATTCCAGGACCAATGTGATAAATATTAGGCAAATCACGAAAAGTAAATGAGTTATTAACATAGTTATAAATTAGTGCTTTATTGCAATATTGTGAACCGATACTAGGGTAACACACCCACATTTCAGATTGTTGAACATTGTGTGTGCAAAAAGTTAAGTTGTAGTAGGCACTATTAATATCATCGAATAGCTGTCTTTTAATTAAATCAGTAGCTACAGACTTTTTAGATACTCCATTGTGTACGATTAAATCACCTTGAGTTACAACAAAATGATTTCCGTCAAATTCTGCTATACAGTTTCTTGTTAATACACCTGTATCGTTAAATAGCTTTTGGAAACTAAATACAAGGTTTCCACCTATATAGTTAGCTAACCATGTAGAGTTTTCTTTATATATAATAAATGATTGTTTAAGAGCCAATCCATCTACAATAAAATCTGATTCATCTCCTATAGTTACAGAACCTGCATCATTAGTTGCTGATGCTGTCCAAGAAGAAGGTAATGCAAAGTTTTCTGCTGCGTCTCCCCATCTAACTTTATTAGGAAGTTCTGTGCTACTTTCTGTAAGATTAAGTGCCATTAGATAGTTACCAAATGCTTTTATAGTCTTGCAAGTTGTATTTGATGGCCAGTTAGTTAAATCGCTAAAGTTACTTGCACCTGTCGTTGCTAACACTTGTGGATCATCTACTCCATTACATAGAATAGGTAGACCGTTATAGATAGTTCCTGTCCAATTACCTATTGTAGTTAGATTAGTTGAGTAATCGCCACCTGATGACCTGGTAAAATCTGTGTGTGTACTACTTCCACTTTGTCTGTAAATCTTTGCTGTACCTGCATAATACCAAAATATGTTTGTACCTGATGCCCAATTAATAACAAAATATGGGGCTACTGTTGGTGTGCCAAATACCTGGTCATGTCCTTTAATCTTTTTAGCTGCATTATCTGCAAATCTAACATTAGATGCTTCTGAATAAAACTCAGGTGGCAATACAGTATTATTTGTATCTTTAACTAAACCTTTAGGTGCAGGTGCTACAAATGTAGCCATTAACTGTCCTCCAATACCGTTATTTTAGTTTTTAATGCTGACTCTGTAGTCATAGCATCAACATCCTTTGTAATGTCTCTTAGTCTTTGTTTTTCAGTAATTATAGCTGTTGTATCAGCAGATGTTTCTTGTGCTTTTTGAAACAAAATATCTTGTGCTTCTAGCAAAGGTTTTCTATCTAATCTTAGTTTTTCTTTTACTATTACTTTTGCTTTTGTTATGTCAGTTATTATTGCCATTTCCATGCATCCCTAAAAGTTCTATCTGTTGGTATTTCTGATTTATCTACAATGTGATAAGTCAATCCTGTTGGCACATCTTTTTGTGCTAATTGTTCTATGGTCATTTCGCCCATATCTACTGGTATTATAATACCTATTGTTCCATCTGAATTTATATATACTATTCTTTTGTCCATGTTTTACCTCATGTAAACTACATTAATATAAGCGTCATCTTTTTGAGCACCACTACTAGAATCTTCTAAATTAATAAACAAAGCAGATGTACTATTTTGTACAGCTATAACATTAGTATCTTCACTAGAACTTGCAGTATCATTGTTTGACGATGTTGCTACAACAGCACCATTGACATCAGGTGTTGTTACAGAAAGATTGACTGTAAATTTTCCCGTTCCTCTATCTCCTATACTACTTACTCCACCACTTGCTCTAGCAGCAGGTGTTCCTGAACCATTAAAGTTTACCCATGCTCTAGGGCCATAAGCAGTTACAACAGAACCATAACCTGAATTAAATTTTAAGTTACCACTAGAATCTAGTCTCATACGCTCTGTGCCATCGACATTGAATATCAAGTTACTAGAAGCAACTTCATTATTTTCATCTGCCCCTATAACTAGGTTAGTTGTGCCACTTGAAACAAAAGTATGATCTGCTCCTGATGATGCTGTAAGAGTTAAGTTTCTAAAACCTGTTACATCTTTACTTGCATCAGCAGTTACGGCTTTTGACGCTTGAACAGTCCCGAGTGTCGTTACATCTACATAATTAAGTTCTGTAGTGTTTGCTGTAACACCATCAAGTAAATTCAATTCTGTGTGTGTAGACGTAACAGCNTTGCTCAAGTTTGGAAATGTAGCTTTTACTGTCGATTTAATTAATCTTAAATGGTCATCACCCTCAGATACGGCATCACCTGCTGTAGGGTTTGAGCTGTTAAGACTGTCTATATATGTTCCTGTTTCTAGTCCCATTATTTAGCTCCTTATCTTTTTGTTATTTGTTAATTTTGCATATACTTGGTAAACCCAACATAGGTCTTCCATCAAATAAATTTTCATTTGCAAACTCTCCGTTAATTTTATTGTAGTGTAAAAACACTTGACCACACAAATTACCATTAAATGGCTCTCTCCAATGTTCTAAATCGCAACCTGAGTAAATTAACATATCCCCTACATTTAAATCTACTTTCTCGCCACTCATGTATATATCCCATTTATCACCACCCAAATGTAATGTTCCTGATATTTCACAACTTGGTCTATCTTTGTGTTTTTTTAATTCAGAACCTTTTTCATATACTCTGGTATAAGCATATGTTGGTAGTAAATCTAAGTTAGTTTCTTTTTTGACTATTGGTAAAGTTTTCATAAGTAATGTTTCCATAACGCCATTACCATACTCTGAGTATATATTCGGTGCTTGTTTATCTGTCCAAATGCCATAATGCGTGTTGTATTCTACAATATTATTACTATACATATAGTAAGCACAATCTCTCCTCATTAATAGATAGTTTAAGATAAAGTTT